ATAATATATTTATTTCCCAATATCAATATAATTAGGGAAACTCATATCAATAACAGCAAATGTTGTCGCACCAATTAAACCAACATAAACCGCGTGTTTTCTTAAAACACCACAACTAGGAATAACTAATGTTGCTAATGTAACTGCTATAAATTGAATTAAATATTTAATAGTATTTGTATAATTTATATTTATTATTTTATTATTATTCATTTGTTTCGTTTCAAGTTCTAATTCTGATAATTCTTTCATTTATACTATATATATTATACATATTTTATTTAGTGTGTTAAATACTTAAAAATAATATATATACATAAAATATAAAATGAGTTCAGATGATAGTAAAGAAGTGAAAAAGGATTATTTAGAAGTAGATGATGCTATTCCGGGGCAACAATATGTATGTTTATCGTTTGTTTCACCCGAAACATTAGTAAAAAAGAAAGAAGCATTTGATGTATGTAAATTTTTACAAAGTTATTGTAAAGAACAGAAATTAAAATATGATGAGATCTATTCAAAGTATGAAGATTTTTGTTATAAATTTAAGGATGAATTACAGAGAGATTTTGATGAACAGAATAATTTTCAGACAAGTATACGTGGTGTAAAGGTTCGTGGAGTATATAGTACAAAAGATGAAGCAGAAGCTAGAGCAAAGAAGTTATCAACATTGGATTCATCTTTTCACGTATTTGTTGGACAGGTGGGTTATTGGTTACCGTGGGATCCAAATGCGGATGGTGTAGAAAATGAGGTATTTCAGAATACTCAATTAAACGAAATGATGGAGAAATATCAAGAGAATAATATTAATCGTGATATCTTTTATGAAGAACAAAAGAGAGATAAGATAGCAGCGGCAAAAGAAGAGGCCGAAAAGAAGAGACGGGAACAATTAGAGGAAGAGAGAAAGAAACAAAATGAATTAGAAGATAAAACATATGATTTAGATACCACTGAACCAATTAAGGAAGAAATAGTTGAAGAGAGTGTTGGAGAGAGTGTTGAAGAGAGTGTTGATGGAAGCGTTGATAAAAGTATCGAATTAGAAGAACCTGAAACAGAAGAGATTGAAACAAATATTGATTCATCATTAAAGAGTTCTTTAGAGAATGCCGATCCGTGGCTAGCAAAGAAATTACAAGATTCAGAGAAAGTAGTTGAAGATGTAAAAGAAGTAGTAGAAGATTCAGAGAAAGTAGTTGAAGATGTAAAAGAAGTAGTAGAAGATTCAGTTAAGGTTACAAAAGAAGATTAATTATAATATAGTTTTATATAAGATAGTTTAATAGAATGGAGGTAATACTAACATTAATATGTATAGTTTTTTTTGTATTTTTAACATATGGAATAATGATGTATGTTAATAAAAATAAAGATTATCCTAATAGTTGTATTGTACTTTATTTACCTGAAAAAGAAAATATCTTTGAAGGAAACAATGATGCGATATTAACATCATTAGATGAAACTATCGATGGAAATTCTGTATTAGAAAATGAAAGAGAAAATGTGTTAGTTAGAGAAGGTCAAGATCCCAATGATCCAGATTCTTTAAGTGAAGAAGAACAAAATAGAGAAAATATATTAAATTCATTAACACCCGAACAACGTGAAATAATAGAAGAAGCACAAGACGCATTTAGAGATCCAAATACAGACGCAAGTACATTACAGGATTTAATGAGTGATTTTGTATTTAATGGTCCTTTATATCAGACTGGTTATGATATATATGAAAGATCTATTTTAGAAGGTGGATAATAAAATTTATAATAAAATTTATAATAAAAATGAATAATAAAATTTATAATAAAATTTATAATAAAAATGAATAATAAAATTTATAATAAAATTTATAATAAAAATGTATAATAATATAAGATGAAATTAGCATTTATGTTATTTATAATAGGTATAATGATGGTAGTGGCTGGATTTGTAAATCAAGTCGCACCAAAATGTAAAGAGGGAGTTGAAATAAGAATTGTTCCTAGAAATGTATATGATGAGATTGTTAGTAATTCTACACTAAATTACTAATTATAATATCCATTATTAATAATGAATCTGAATAAAGAATTAATAAAATCTTTTATAATTGGTTCATCAATTATATCTTATCTAATAATTTTATTAGTTGTTATCTATTTATTCAAGAATAAACAGGCGAAATTTGACTATTACAGATATACTGTATTAGCACCAATAGGGATTGGTTTATTATCTCTATTATCTAAATACATAAGTATACGGTATAAAATAAATCTTAAAACTACATACTTTTTATTTAGTTTATTATCGGCAACATTTGTAAGTATAAATATATCGAGAGATGAAGGAGCATATAATTTTAAAACTAAAGAAAGATGGTATTTACAATATATATTAATATTTATAGGTCATTTATTTATGTATAATATGATTATTTATCCTTTGGATCTATATCTATAATATCATTAAATGGGAATGTATTAGGATATTTTTGATTAAGTCTATTAATTTGTTGTAAAACAGAATCTTTATTACTACTTTGATTAAAATGTTCATCTTTTTTCATCATTAATTTTTCATATAATCCTATTACTAAAGTATTGTAAAATAGATATGTATATCCCGAAAAAGTATATGTAAAATTATTGAATAAATTAAGTTTTGTAACTTTGTTATTTCTGATAGCTAAACCAATATTAAGACCATCATTCATATTGCGAATCCTGTGCCACCACCAAGGAGCGTTCCATAAAATATCACCTGGCTCAAGAAGAATCTCATATCGTGGTAAATATTCTAAAATTTGAGGATCTTTAGAAATATCTGTATCAGGCATATCTAATAATGTCTGTGCGTGAATTCCTGATTCTGAAACTCTCCCTTTTAAAAAAACATTATATTTCGGATCAACTAATGTCCATTTCTTTGAGCCCTTTATCATACAAAAAAAGTTTCCACTACCACCACAGTGAGTATTACTGCCCTTAATTTTATCTGGTGTATTATATCCGATAAAAAGATTAGCTATATGTATATTCCTTAAACCAGAATTTTTAAGAGTACCGATGAATTCATTAAATTTATCTTTTATATCATTAAATAACTGAGGATAGTTTGAGAAGATAGTATTATCATTATTAATATAGATATATTTTGAATTCATATTTTCATAAAACTCATTCATTTTGTATTTATTAAACTTGAGTTGTTCATCTTTTTCAATGACAGTTATTTCGAAATTATCATCAATTATTTCTTTTAGATAATTTTCATTCCATAATTTTACAGCATTAGTGTCTTTTAGATAACCTTTTATTACTACTGGTTTACGATAATTATCTGATAGTTGTTCAAATATTTCTTGAGTTAGTTCACTAGAATTAATTGTCGGAATACTTTGAGATTTTATTTTTTTTTTTGAAAGATATTTTTGAATATACTTGTTTTCATACAAATTCAATAAAAAATCAAAAATCTTAAAATCAAAATATTTGTTAAGTAAAAATAAAAAAGAATATAACATTTTATTTTTATTTTAAAATTTAAAAAATCTTTAAACATATTTATAATAGAATGATTTACTTACAGAGACGATAATAGATACTTTCACCACTTTTATTACTCTTTCGAACTATTTTACATATATCACCCGGGGCCAATCGGTGTAATTTAGCAATTGCGTCGGTTCTTAGAATAACGGGTAATTGTGATCTTGTCGCATTAATATTTTTAAGAAGAGTATCAATGGTTTTTATGTCACGTATGGGTTCGTGATATGGAACGAGTCTATGTTCTAGAAGATTATTAATAAGTGTATCAATATGAAACATATGAATATTCCTAAAATGAGATGAATTATAAGAATTCTTATTACTTTTAATTGATTTTACTATTTCAGGGCGAAGTCCTACACGATTAAGTTCTTCCTGTCCTTTAAGATAGGTTTCTTCAACACTTTTCTGCATAGATTCTGATATCTTTTCATTAATAATAACTAATAAACTATCATCTTTTTCAAATGGCGAATCATAATTATCTTCAATTCCTTCGGTTTTATAAAGAGCTATTAATTTTTCACAACACGTTTTGTTTACTTTTGTACCACTTCGATTTAGTTCCGGAAAATTATAATAGATTATATGAAGCTTATGACCAGTTATAAATCTATGATTTAATGTTATATTACATCCAGAACTTTCATAAGCGTTGGTATTTGTATTAGAATACATAATTTCTAATTCTTTGTTAGAAAGATCTGGTATAGATTCTGTTTCCCATTCTTTTTCTAAGATTTCTTTTAGTGTAGTACGACTATGATTAATTTTATCAATCAAAAACATATTAATAATGATATATATAATAATATAAATTTTAAATCAAATTTTAAATTAATATAATTTATCTAGTTTCTGAAATTCTACGTGAAATAGCTTCTGCTCTAGTTGTTTCTCTCTGAGATGGTCTTCTTAAACCCAAATCACGAACATCATCTAAAATGACATCTTCAGTATCCCAAACTCTTTGGTTAGTATTCATACGAATCGTTTCATTGATATTATTTCTCATTTGACTATCATCTATTTCTAAATTAGGACCAGGAAATACTTTAATAGCATATTCATTCGAGCCAGGTTTAAGACTTCTCATACGATAAAGATCACCTGTAGTTTCTTGTCCCCAAGAGTCTTCTTCTTTATTAAGAACTTCCCATTCATTCAAAACAACTAATGCCACTTTAGAACCAGGTTTAAGATCTTTATTTCTATGTTCTATTTCTTTCTTTTCTTTAGTTTTAAGATTCATCATCAAATATTTAGGATTTTCTTCTGTCCATTCAGAACTCTTTTTTATACACAAATAACGACTATCAGGATCAATCTCTTTTACAATAGTTCCGGGTAATAATTCATTATAAAATCTATCCTTTGATACGACATCAGCGATTACTTCTCCTGTCTCATCGTCATATCTCTGTTGAATATCAGGAGTTAAATCTCTATTAGCGATAGCTTGCCGTCGACTAATATATTCTTGATTTTGATGTATCATACTCTTTTGTCTAGAAATATCATCTTTGACTCTTTCTAATTTTTGATATATTTCACCTATAAATAATCGGAGATCGTTATTTCTTTCAATATTCATATTTGAATATGTAACCTCAATAGAAAGAAGTCCACCAAATTCTTCACTATATTCATCAGAAGCATATAATGGATCATTGTATAATGAAAGAATTCTTTCACAATGAACCAACATTATTAACCATATGCGTATCTGTGATGTTAATTCTGGTGTAATTGTGTTTCTAGTCATAATGTGTATTTCTTTTATAATCATTGTATATCTTTTCATAGTAGAAACAACAATATTCTGTATTGCGAAAAAATAATCATTAGATCTTCTTAATAGATAATTTAGATCCCTGCCTTCATATATAGGGGTATCCGGATTATCTACTCCAGATACACGTACAGGAGCAGCACCCGATCTATAATATTCTCCAAATATTTCTTCTACACTCTTTATTAAATTAAAAATTTGTTTTCCCATATTAACTTCCCATCGTTGATCTTTTAATTTAAGATTATTAAGATTAGGTAAACTCCTAAGCATAGATGTTTCATCAAAATCAAAATTAAGTCCTTTTAATCGATCTAATTCTTTAATTGTTTCATCCACATTTGTTTTGACAGTGGTTTTTATTATATGATTAAAATAGCTTGCAGTAACACCTGGAAAAATATCGGGTTTTTCGATATATTTATTCAATTCATATTCATTTAATTTTTTAGTTACTTCATCACAATTAGCCTTAAATTGTGTTAAATCAGGTGTGATTCTGTCATAAAATTGTGTAAAAAAATCCTCAACCATTTTAGTAAATTTATATCTAGTATTATCTTTTGTTGTATACCACGATCCTTTAGTAAATACCCTATCATACAATAATAATGTATCAATAGTTAATGAATTATGAACAATATCCATATCATTAAACAATTCTTTTATCTCATCTACATCATAATAACCTCCTGTAAATTTTTCTTTTTTAGGATTTCTTGATTTTGAAACTGATTTTCTTCTTCGTCTAACAGGTTTCTTACCTGTTTGTTTCTTATCTTTTCTTTTCTTATCTTTTCTTTTCTTATCGGTTTGTTTATTCTTTCTTTTCTTAGAGGATCTTTTCTTTCTTTTTAATGATCCAATACCTTCTTCACCTTCAGTTCTAGCTAAATCTAAACATTGAATGATGAAATTTATATGAGATTCCTCAAAAATAGGAACTCCATCAGTTTTATATTGTGAAAAATAATCAAAAATTTCTTTTTTATACTTAGATGCTTTTTCTGTTCCTAGGTCACAATCAAACGTGTATCCAAAAATAACATTGGCGAATTTAGATGGTCCAGTAAAAAAATCATCACCAGTATCAATTGAGCTTGATTGTAAAATTGGTAATAAATTATTCTTTAATGGTTCTATTATATGATAAAAATCTCCAGGTGGAGAATATAACTCAAAGAATTTATCTATGACATTTTTAGAACCAGTTGTTTTTTCAAAAATCATTTCTTTAGTAGCAATAAATCTTCCCAATCCTGTATTAAATATTATAAATGTAAAAAAATCAACAACAAATTCTACAAACGCATTGATAGAATATTTATTAACACCGATGTTTGATTCTATATTACCCGTTAGAAATGGATGATAGTTTCCATTCTGTTTTTTATAAGAATCTTTAAAATATTGTAAAATATAATCATAAACACGAGATAAATTTGTTTTAATAGCAGCTAAATCATATTTATAAATTACTTGTGTAATAAAATGTTTACAAGTTACAGTCATAGAATTATTATTAATTTTATATAAATCATCCGCAATAACTTTATTGAATTTCTTTTTCATATCTTTACAATATTCTTCATAAGGATTTAATAAATTATTAAAATCTTGATATGTAATTTCATAATCATCCGGAAAAATAGGTGGCCCATAAATTTTAGATATTCTATCTTTTTTTACTCGATTATATCTAAATTCTTGAATTATATTTAAAACAGATTGAGTACCTAATTTTTCATAAAACATATCCATATCATTAATTAAACTTTCATATCCTTCTAAGAGATCTTCAATAGTTAAATGTGTATCCGTAGTTGCCACATCCATTATAGATAAGTTTAGATTTTAATTAAAATCTAATTGAAAAATTTCAATATTTAAAAGATAAAAGAGATAATATTATAATTAAACGAATATGCCAAATCTAATCTATTATTCTTGTGATGATTTTTATTCTTCAGCATTAGATTATATATATGAAAAACACGGATCAAAAATAGAAGATTTTGTTTATTTAGATGAAAGTATTTATCCAAGATATGATTATAGAAGTAGAAAATATGATTCATCTAAACGTTTAAGGACTATTGTATCTGATAATTGTGAAATAGAAATTACAGAATCAATAGATGGTAAAGATTATAATTTTAAAATTATACACGATTTTGTAAATGATCAAAATGGTGATTTAAGAACAATTTTCAAACAAATAACCGATGGTTGTGGTGGTGAAGATGTTTTATTAAAAAAATTAGTAATATCAAATGAAGATAAAGAAATACTTATGAAATTAATAGATAAAGCAAAAGAATATGTGATAGATAAAAGACAAGCTATTAGAAAATCTAACAATGATACAGTACGTGTATTTTATTTTAAAAAAGAATATTGGGCAATGCTATCTAAAATTCCTAAAAGACCAATTGAAACATTATATTTAAAGAAGGGTCAAAAAGAATCTTTAACAGATATGGTAGATGATTTTTTTAAGAAAGAAACTAGAGATATATATTTATCATTTGGGATGCCTTATAAGTGTGTTATAATGTTATATGGAGCACCAGGTACAGGTAAAACAACGACTATATCGAGTATAGCATCACATTTTGATTGTGATATATACACAATACCAATTACAAAAGAATTGAGTGATTATGCGATGATTGATGCTTTTTCGGGAATAAATGATAAAGAAGATAAGAAACATATTGTTGTTATAGAAGATATTGACAGTATATTTAATGCTGATGAAAGAAAGAAAGGAGATGATAACAATATGTTAACATTAAATACTCTTCTAAATTGTTTAGATGGTCATACCTGTAAAGAAGGAACTCTTTTATTTTTAACAGCAAATAATGCTGATGTTATGGATAAAGCAATCATACGTTCTTGTAGAATTGATCATAAGATAGAACTAGATTTTGCTGATAAATATCAGATTAAATGTATATTTGATACATTTTTACCAGAACAAAAAGAAAATTTTAATAAATTTTATTCTGAAATAAATAATAAAAATGTTACAACAGCAATGTTACAAGAATTCTTATTCTTTAATAGAAATTGTGATAATATAATGGATCATATAGATAGTCTTAGAGATATAATCCAAAAAAATAAGCCTAAAAATCTAAAGGCAGAAGAAAAATCTGAAATAAATTTATATATGTAAATATAATGAATTTAAAATCTTTAATTGAAGGTCATAATTGGGTTTATTTAACTCATATATTATTTGTAGCTCCTCTTCTTTTTTATGTAGCTTATACACATATTAATAATATTAGTAATGAACTTGTTAATTTTATAGTTTATATTCAGTTAGCGATGGCATTAATTATACCAATTTATCACGGATCTAAATTATACAGAAATTTATCTATTTAAT